CGGGGGGGTGCCGCCCCCCGCTCGCGGCGGCGCGGGGGGGAGCCATACGCACGGAGCGGGAGATATAAATTCCGGCGTTCTGGACGCGGCGAGGATCCCCGTGCTGGACGGCACGAAGCTCGGCACGGGAAGCGTCGGCACGGCGCAGCTCGGCGCGGCGGTGGTGACATCGGATAAGCTCGCGGCGCTCTCGGTGCTCGCAACGCACATCGCGCCGGGCGCGGTGACGGCGCAGAAGATCGCGCCGGGCGCGGTGACGGCGGAGAAGATCGCCGCGGGTGCTATCATTACGGCGCTGCTCGCGCCGAACGCCGTGACCGCCGAGAAGCTCGCAAACGATATCCCGTATACGAAGTTCGGGCTTTCCGCCGATCAGGTGCGGCACATCTACACCGGGACGAGCGAAACGCCGCCTGCCGGGTGGCAGCCGGGCGACATATACCTACGGTATTCTGTGTGAGGTGAGCGGGATGGCATGGAGCAAAACAGCGCCAGAGCTTCCAAGCGGCAGCGCGTGGGAGCAGACGATCACAAAGACAAACTTTTTTGAGCAGAACTGGTTTGTACTGAGCGGCGAATACTCTATTGCAAGGCTGGAAGGGAAACAGTTTGCCGTCCGTGTTTTGGTGTCCCCAAGCGGCGGTTCTTACGGCAATCATCCGGAGTACGGCAGCTTATATCTCCGCTGCGACATCGGAAGTGTTCGGGGGACAGCTGAAACGCCCGGCAATCTCCCCAAAACGCCAACGTATTGGTATTTCGTTGGAGAAGCTGATGCGGGGACGGAAATCACCGTTGTTTACGGGGCAGCAGACACCTCTTCCAGCCAAAGCAACGGCACGGTCAAGCTGACTGCTCCGGCGCTGCTCGGCGATGTGCTGTATTTGAACGTGAACGGCGCGGCAAAGCAAGTGACGCGCGTTCTGCTGAATGTCAACGGAACGGCAAAAGAAGCCCTTGTCAAGGCCAATCCATAAGGAGGGACATGGAAATGAACGGTATTGACGTTTCCGAGCATCAGGGCGATTTCGATTTCACGCCGTACAAGGATGGCTTTGTCATCATCCGCGGCGGCTACGGCATCCGAAATGTCGACAAATGGGCGGAGCGCAACATTGCCAAATGCGACGCGCTCGGTATCCCGTGGGGCATCTTTTGGTACAGCTATGCGCTGAATGGTCATACGGCCAAATTGGAGGCGGAGCGGTGTCTGCGCTTTCTCAATGGCCGGAAGCCCCGTCTCGGTGTGTGGTTCGATATGGAGGACGCGGACGGGTACAAGGCATATAACGGCTTCCCGTCTAACGAGACGATTACCGCGATGTGCAAGACCTTCTGCGCAGCCATGGAAGAGGCCGGGAACAGGACCGGTGTGTACGCGAATCTCGACTGGTTTAAAAACCGAATCGGGGACACGGGGTATGACAAATGGATCGCGGCGTGGGGCTGGAACGACGGGGAGCATTATCCCGATCTTTCCGGGAAATGCGTCTTTCACCAGTACCGCGGGGAGCCGCTTGACCTTGATATCATGCATGTCCCGCTGTCCTATTTCGACGATGGAGCGGCGGGCGGAGCAGAGCCCCGCCCCTACGAAAAGGAAGAAATGACTGTGAGCATTCCGGCGATGGCGCAGGAGGTGCTTGACGGGAAGTGGGGCAACGGCGAGGAGCGAAAGCAGAAGCTCGGCGCGTGGTTTTACGATCTCGTGCAGAGCGAAGTGAACCGAATATTGGGGGTATAACATGCGAAAGAAGAAACAGAGCAGCGAGCGGGTGATCGTCGGGTACGACTACTCCACCCGCGAGATGCGCGAGGAGACGGCGGACGCGCTGTTCCGCCGGGCGAAGAACGCCCGCACCGCCGTGGAGATCGAGTGGGAGAAGTGCAACGACTACTACAACGGCATCCACGACGCGACGAAGGAGATGGTCGAGTACTGCCGCGCGAACGATGTTCCGTGGATCCCGGCGAACATGCCGGATCCGTACATCCTTGTGGAGACGCAGATCAACCCGAACGTGCCGGAGCCGGAGTTTCGCGGGCGCGACGACGATCTCGACAGCAAGAAGGCGAAGCAGCGCGAGTTTGCCGTGCGCTACATCATCGAGAACAACCGCCTTTCCGACATGAACACGCGCAACGAGCGCCGGCTTTTGAAGCTCGGCGATGCGTTCTGGAAGGCGTACTGGGACCGGGACATGCGCTGCGGCGTGAACGAAGGGGATATCCGCATCCGGGATATCCCCACGGAGGCGATCTTCCCCGACCCTGCCATCCGCGACGGCGGATTGCAGGACGGGCAGTATGTGGACTACGTCTACACGATGCACAAGGTGAAGTTCTGCCAGGTGTTCCGCCGCGAGCTGGAGGAGCTGGGACTGACGGCGGACGACATTCTCACGGAGGACTACGTTTCCCGCACCGGCGTATTCGATCTCACGACGGCCATCAACGATCTGGACGACACGGTGCAGGTGCTCGAGCACTGGTTCCGGCAGCCGTGCGACACGGAGGAGGACGGCGAGACCGTCCCTGCCGGAGCTGTGGCGTGCTCGATCCTCGCGGGAGGGCGCGAGCTGCGGTACATCCCGAACTACTGGAAACGCACATGCAAGCAGAACAGTCTCTTCCCGTTCGTGCATTACTGGCGCATTCAGGACGAGAACCGCTTCTGGAACAAAAGCGAGCTCATGCCGATACTCGAGCTTGTGGACGCGGCCGACCGGAAGCTCGCCATGAGCATTCTGAACGACACGTTCCTCGCAAACGACATCATTCTTGTGGAGGACAGCGCGCTTGCCGACGGCGAGGAGTTTACCAACGAGCCGGGCGCGGTGATTCATCTCAAGCAGAACCGCATGGGCGGCGTGCAGCGGCTCGGCGGACTGCAGAGCATAGCGAACGGCGCGATGGGCGTGGAGTTCTTCAAAAACCAGATCGAGCGCGCCAGCCGAAACTACGACATCAATCAGGGCAGAGAAACGACCAAGGTCACGACGGCGACCGGCCTTGCCATGATGCGGCAGGACGCGCAGAGCCAGGCGGACATCAAGGGCGCGGACCGAGACGCCGGATTCGAGCGGCTGTATGAGCTGCTCGACTGGCTGGCGCTCGAGTTCTTCGACGACGACAGGATGCTGTTCATCGGCGCGGACGAGATGAAGGACCGCGCGCCGCAGGCAATGCCGTTCAACGCTGACAGCTTCACGGCGGTCATGCCGAAGGTGCTGGACGGGGCCGGAAACGTTGTGCGCGAGGAGTGGCAGTACTTCCCGCGCGTGGACGTGACGATCACGGCGGGCGACAGCATCGCCCACGGCAAGGCGCAGACGCTGCAGGCGCTGCAGACGCTCACGCAGAGCCAGATCACGGCGGAGAACTGGAAGCTGTTTGCCGCGCAGCTTGAGCTCATCGATCTGCCGGGCAAGCAGGAGATCATCAACGAATGGCAGCAGAAGTTCGCCGTACCGGCCATGGAAACATCCTACGGAGGCGGCGGAGCGGGAGCGCTCGGCGAAGCGGCCGCCGGCGGAGCGATACCGGGGGCGCAGACGCTGCCGCTGCTGGGAGGTGCGCCGACGGCATGAAGTGCCCGAAATGCGGCATTGAGATGACGAAAAAGAACGCGGCGGAATGGGAGTGCCGCAACCCGAAGTGCGTTCGGTATCAGGGAGGAAAGAAGAAGGATGGCTAACTTTTGGGATTGGGTGAACAAGCAGGCCAACAAGCAGCCAGCGACCGGGGACGAGCTGCTGTACGCCGATGCGCTGAAAAACCAGGAGGCGAGAAATGCTGCGAATAACCAGTACGCCGCGGCTGCCGCTGCGGCGAAAAGCGGGAGCGCGAACAGCTCGTCTCTGCAGGGGACCATCGATCCCGACCGGACGGGCGCAGCGGCGCCGCCGCGAAAAGGGCTCTATGACCAGACGGGCATGAACGCGCCGGCGGCGAATGCGGCAAGCGGAGCGATAACCGGCGCTATGGCCGGAGCGGGACGCCTGCCGAAGCCGGACGGAGCGCAGCAGCCGACCACGACGCCAACGCAGCCGGGCACGTCCGGCGGCGGCAAGGTGACGTATATCGACCCCAACGGCGACGCGCAGAAGGGCACGACGGAAGGAACGCCGGAGGAGACGCCGGGCGAGCCGCAGCGGACGTATCTGGACGAGCTGCGCGATCAGTACCAGAAAATGTACGACGACGCGGTGAAGGCCAACAACGACGCGGCGAAGGCCGCCGCCGAGCGGGCTCTCGCGCAGGCGGAGAAGGGCGTCGGCGAGCTCGGAGACCAGTACGGCAGTCTCAACAAGCAGCTCTACCGCGACTACATGGAATCGCTGCGCGTGCTGCCGCAGGAGATGGCAGCGAGAGGCTACAGCGGCGGCATGAGCGAATCGGCCCGGCTGGGGCTGGATACGGCCTACGGCGAGCGGCTGAACGAGAACGAGGCCGCGCGCATCGCCGCCATTATGCAGCTGCGGCAGCAGGGCGCGGACGCCGAGTATCAGGCAAACGCCGCGCGGGATCAGGCGAACGCGCAGGCGCAGCAGAATCTCTACGCGAACATGATGAATCTCATTCTTCAGCAGCAGCAGGACGCCGCGACGAAGGCACAGAACATGGCGCAGTACGGCGACTTCTCCGGGTATCTCGAGCTCGGCTACACGCAGAGCGAGATCGACCAGATGCAAAAGGCGTGGATCGCGGCGAACCCGGAGCTTGCGCGGACGCTGGGGTATGTCAAGACGCCGGAGCCGGTGTACAGCTCTTACAGCGGATCCGGCGGCGGGAAAAACAACACGCCGAGCGCTGAGCAGAAGGCGAACGGAAGAGATCTTCTGAACGAAGCGATACAGCTTAAAAATGGCGGGACACCGTACAGCCAGATCGCCAAGGCACTCGACGAGGAAGCTGCCGCGGGAACGATCACGACGGCACAGGCGGAAGCGGCAAAGCGAGCGGCGATAAGCAGCGGTCTGGATAACGCCTATGCGTCGATGAAGAAAAACACAACGCAAAAGGCCCCCGTCTCCATAGGGAGACCGATCACTGAGGGCGACTTTTACAGCCAAATTCTCGGAGGTAGAAAATGAGCCTTACGGAAAGAATCTACGGAAAAGAGACAGCCGGAAAACCGGCTGTCTCTTCGGACACTCGGAAGAACCTGTATACTGCGGCGGCGAATAAAAAGCCGTCGCTCGCAAACCGCATTGCGCAGAACGGCGGGCAGCCGACGCTCTACGCTGACGCCGCAGCAAAGCAGAAGCCTTCGCTTGCAAGCCGCATCGAGGCCAACGGCGGGACACCATACGCCGACGCTGCGGCGCAGATGAAGAGCGGGAATGCGGCGAAGGGCACGAGCGTCGTTTTCAACAGCGTGTACGGAAAGGCGGATGACCGGGCGAGCTCGGCCGGCTCCGGGAAGTATGCCGGCATTCTCAAAGCGAGCGACTATACCGAGCTTTCCAAAAGCGGCGAGAGCAAGAGGAAGCTCTTCGGCGACGCCCGGTATGACTACATCAACAACATCGGGAACTTCCGCGCGCAGTCCGACGTGCAGCAGGCGCAGGGACGCGGGCAGGACTACGGGAAATACGCCTTCATGACCGATGATGAGATCGGCGTATACAACTACCTATACGCTACCAAGGGAAAGAAGGCGGCGAACGCCTTTTTGAGCGATCTTGAACCGGAGCTCGATAAGCAGTGGTACACCGGCACGAACCGGGCGACGACGGAGGCGCTCGGAAAGAACGCGGCGACGCGGACGCTGGCAAGCGCCATGACCGTTGCGGCGCAGCCTACCCGGACGATCACGAGCATGATCGCCATGGCGGACGATGCGGTGCGCACGGCGAAGGGGCAGGAGATCAACCCCTATTCCAAGTGGCGGCAGGCGAGCAACATCACGCAGGATCTCCGCGCCGACACCTCGCAGCACATCGAGGAAACAAATCCGGGGATGGGCGGCAAGGTCGGGAGCTTCGTCTACAACACGGCAATGAGCGCCGCGGACAGCGCGATGAACGCGCTTGTCGCCAAGGGCATCGGCGAGGCCGTGGGGCTTACCGGCGACACGCTGATGAAGGCGACGAACATTCTCGGATCGGCGCTGATGAGCTCGGAGGCGGCTTCCCTGTCCATCGCCGAGAGCAAGGAAAAGGGATACTCCAACGCCGGAGCGCTGGCGCTCGGTCTGACGCGCGGCGCGATAGAATACGCCTCGGAGGCGGTCGGCGGCGAATGGGTCATCCGAAAGATCAAGGCAAATCCGCTGAGCTTCGTGAAGAGCATGGCGCTCACGATGATCCCCGAGGGAATGGAGGAGGTCATGTCAGACGCGGCGAACGGCGTGGTAAACCTTGCGATCGACGCAGCGTTCGGCACGGAAGAGAGCGGGATCCCGAAGATGCTCGAATACTACCGGACCAGCGGCACGGATTGGCAGAAGAAGCACGCGGAGCTTGCGACCGTGCTTGCCGTTCTCGGACAGGAGGGGCTTTCTTTCCTCGGCGGCGCGCTGGCAACACTGGGGTCGAGCAGCGTGCAGTACAGCACGAACCGCGCGAACATCAACCAGACAGCCGAGCGGCTGGACACCACGCCGAAGAACGTTGTGCAGATGATGCAGGACGCGCAGACGGAAAACCCCGGCGTTATATACGCACTGGCCGAGCTGACCGACGCGGAGAACGCCGACGATCTCCGGAAGAAGATCGGCACGAAGGAAGATATGAAGCGAGCGGCTGAGTATCTGACGCAGCAGATGGAGGCAGGCGGGCGTTTCGGCGCGAAGGAAGGTACTTATACTGCCGGGGCGCAAAACGCGCCTGCGGGCGCGCAGAGGGCGCAGAACGAAGGAAACAGCACGACGCCCGCGGCGGCGATCAACATTCAGGAGGGAATGAACAATGGACAGAGTACTTATCAGAGACGAGAAAACGGGTCTTATGATCTCCGTACCGGCGGACAAGCTGCCGCAGAAGGAGGAGCGCAAGCTCTCGCCGGAGGCCGAGCGGAAATTCCGGGAGGCGTGGGAGCGGACGCGCAGGCGGATCTACGGCAAGTAACTCCGGCGCAGCTCGGCATCCGAAACGGCGGCACGGAGGCCGTGACCGTCGTGGACGCGCGGAAGCTCGGCGGGGACGCGGCGAGAGCGTATAATCTTCTCGCGGCGAACAATATCGAGGCGGTCGCGGTGCGCGGAGCCATTCAGGTGAACAACGGCTACGCGAACGCCTATACCGAGAGCGGGAGGGTGTTCTTCCGCGTGGACGCCGTGGACAGCCGCGGCAACGCCATCAGCCCGGAGGCGCTGATGCGGCACGAGCTGTTCCACAACTACATCTCCGAGGAGGTTTTGCAGGCGTCGGACGAGGTGATCCGCGAGAGCATGACCGCCGAGGAATACGACACGATGTATGAGAGCTACCGCGACGCCTACGCGAGCATTTACGATTTTGAGAACATGAGCGTGGACGAGATCGAGCGGCTGCTCACCGAGGAGATCGCGGCGGACGCTTACGCAGGGCTGAACTGGTTCTCCGGCGACGCGCCGGTGCAGGAGGCCGTGCGCGCCGAGACAGAAAGAAACGCACCGGCCCGGAGGGCAGAAGCGCAGCAGGAGACGACGGGACCGCCGGGCCGAGCTACGGCGGCGGGCATCGGCGCCAGAACCGCCGACAGCGCCGCCCTGCGCCGCGCGGAGGCGCTGGAAAAGAGCGGGACGGACAATGAGACCATCCGGCAGGAAACGGGCTGGTATCGCGGCATGGACGGCCAGTGGCGGTTTGAGATTGATGATTCCGGCGCGGCATTCAGCCGGAGCGGCGAGGCGCAGTACAGCGCCGACAATGCGGACTACGCGCGCTATACGCAGCTGATGAACCGGATGCTCACGGGAGAACTCACAGAGGCGGAGCACGCCGAGCTGCTGGGGCTGGACAAGAAGAACGGAAGCACGAAAAAGGAGCTGGCGCGACGCATTGACGAAGGGAACGCGACGCTGCGGGACATCATGCAGCACAACGCCCTTTTTGAGGCGTACCCCGAGATCGCGGAAACCAAGGTGAAATTTGCCGATATGCCGAGCGGGACGGCGGGCAGCTACAACCGCGAGACGAACACGATCACGCTCGACACAAAGCTCAAATACGACGCGAACGAGGCGCTCGACGCACTCATGCACGAGGTGCAGCACCGGGTGCAGGCAGCGGAGGGCTTTGCGAGCGGGACGAGCCCCGGCTACTGGAACCGCGGGGAAAACTACGACAGAGCGGCGGAAAAGTACCGCGACAACCGTGCGCGGCTTCTCAACGGACTGAGCAGCGAGGAACGGGCGCTTTATGACGAGTACCGCAGCACAGAGCGCGAGATGGGAGCGATGCTCGACGGCTCCATGCTCTACGACGAAAGCCGCATGGATGCGCTGGAGAAGCGCTCGGACGAGCTGTACAGAGAGCTTTACGGCAAGGAGTGGTTCGGAAAGCTGAATCGGTACGACCGCATTCTCGGCGACGCGGGCGAGGCAGTGAAGGAGTTCTACCGGAACACTGCCGGGGAGATCGAGGCCAGAGACACGACCTCTCGCCGCCGGATGAGCGCCGAAGAGCGAAAAAATACGCCGCCCGATCTGGGCGACGCGGATACCGTGTTTGCGGATGGAAATACAATGGCCGCCTATGCGGAAGCGAACGGGAATATTCGGCGGAACAACATCGAATACGCTGACAATGCGGCACGGAACGCGGCGCAAAAGGCGCTGCACGATCGCATGGTCAACGAAGGGAAAATACTTGATCTGACCGAAAACCGTGAAAATGTCTCGCAGTATTTTCCAGACCTTCGTTCCATGCCGAAAGCGGAACGGAAAGTAATTCTGCGCGAAAAAATAAAACTTCTCAAAGATGATCTGCGGACGTATCTTCGGCAAATAAAAGGAGCGAGCTTTGAATTTGAAATCAACGGAGAGACGATCGAAGCAAAGCTCTACAACGCGGGAATACAGGAAGTTTTGAAGAACCTGACACAGGAAAAATCCGGGATGCTCTTTGCGAGCGAAGAGATATTCAAAAACGCCGAATATCTGTACAGCACGACGGACAAAAGAGGAAACCCGGAGGTGTCCGGTTGGGATTATTTTTATGTACCAGTTAAACTTGGAGACGATACAGCCGGCGTTCGTATTGCTGTACGAAACATGATCCAGCCGAACGAAGCACAGATTTACAACTGGGGCATAAAGAAAGAAGATGCACCCTTGGGCGGTGGTGGACCCTTACCTTTCGGCAGCGCTTCCACCGGTGCCTCATCAGACGCATCTTCTAACGAGATGAGCTCGGGCCCTGTTGCGGGCACACAAGGTGCCAACATTGACAGTAACGCCATCGCTCCCTCTGAGACCAATATACGCTCCACCGCGGGGAATAGTCAAGAAAAATCTTCCGGCAAAGCGAGTGTGGAGGTGGAAAACCGGGATTCTGACAACAAAAAACAGGGAAGAAAAAAGCTCTCCGAGGCCGAGAAGTACCAGAATACGACTTCCAAAATGGCGGAAACCCGCACCGTCCGGAACGTGGCAGAGTATGAAAAGAAGATATCCGGCATGGAAAAACGGCTGGAAACCGGCGGCCAGGCGACGCTGAACGAGGGCGGAGGCAATTTCTACCGTGTGAACATCCGCGAGGAAAACGGAGAGTACTACGCCTATATCAGCGACGGGAAAAACGTTGTCGCCAAGCATAAGTCGAAGGCCAAAATGGAAGCGATCCGATGGGCGGGAGACCGGATGCGGGCGGAGATCGCGTCGCGAATCCTCTACAACCCGGACACGAAGCTCCGCGGCAACTATCAAAGCGATCTGAAAAGAGCGGAAAACCAGGAGTATCCTGTGTTCAAAACCGAGAGCGGGACAGAGGTGCAGACCGTGCCGTTCTGGACATGGGTGAAGGACAAATCCGGACATTACGGGCTCGTTGTCGGGCAGGACATAAACGGAGCTGTGCGCGCGTGGTTTCCGTTTGGAGGCGACGGAACCGGAACGGTCGTTACCGCTGCCAACACAACGCTTTATGCCGTGGAGGGAGACTACGAGAGCCGGGCGTGGAACAACGAGATCGTCGCGGAAGCACTGGATGACGCGGAAGAAAGCGCTGCGGCCAGAAATGCACGGAAAGATAAGATGAGAGAATCGCAGGAGAACGACCGGCGGGAGACGGAACGGCTCCGCGCGCGGGAAAATCTCGGAGCGGGACAGCGATTCGTGCCGAACAAAAGCTCCGGCGAGGTCTACCGGGAGCTTATGGGCAAGGGCAAGTCCGAAGTGAAGGTGCAGATGACAGGCTTCCTCAAGGGAACGCCGAAGGAATCCACTTTCAAGGTAGAGGTGAAGCCGACGCCGATCGGCGGCTACTACGAGGCGACGATTTTCCACGACGGGCACAAGGCAGACACACTTGTCCGGGCGCTGAAGGAGACGGCGGCGAGAGATGCGGCAGAGGAAGTTATCACGATGGCCAACAGGAATTTCTCGGAGGAGAACTACCAGCGCGCCAAGAAATTCGAGGCCGAGAAAACCGCGGACGAGGATGCGCGGATCGCCGAGCTGTTCGGAGATCCCGAACAGCTTGACAGCACGGAGACGTCACCGAAAAGCAGCGATGCTGCGGAGACGGAAAACACGGCTGCCGGGGCGACGATCGACGCCACGACGGAAAAGGTAACGTCCGAGGTCATAAAGGCCGAGCGGAATTACCGCGAGGACTTTGAGAAAATCACGAGCGGGGCTATGCGGATGTTCGTGAATGCCGGGGACACGGTGCGCCGGATCGCCAAGGCGACGGGAAGCAAGAGCCTTGAGGGGTACTACTTCAATGCCGGGGCTTACTCCCAGCGCGCGGGAAACTGGATCGCCAAGGGCGGCGCGCGTACCGACATCGACGGCCACAGGATCGGCGCGAGCCTTGCGGATACCCTTGCCCCGATGCGGAAGAATGAGACAAAGTACCGCGATTTTCAGCTCTATCTTCTGCACATGCACAATGTGGACCGCATGAAGTACGACAACAGCGGCGAGCTGGAGCGGATCAAGGAAAATCTCCGCTGGGTAAAGGAGAAATACCCGGAGCTCCGAGAGCTGTCGAACGAAGAGCTGCGCCGGATCGCAAACAGCGACAGCGATTCACCGGTCGTACGCCAGGCGGCGCACGAGATCTATCTTGCGGCGCACAACGGAGAGGCGCCGAGCCTTACGTCCGTAGCGGAGGGGGCGGCCTACGCGCTGGAGCTGGAGCGGCAGCGGGCTATTGTGGAAAAGCAGGGGTTGAAGCCGGTATTCGGGTACGACGTGACGGCGGACGATTCCCAGACGGCGGCGCAGCTTCTCGAAGCAAAGAACCCGGAGTTCAAGGAATGGGCGAAGGAGGTCTACAGGTATTCGGACGATCTCATCCGCTACCGCGTGGAGGCAGGGCTCATCACGCCGGAGTTTGCCAATGCGCTGAAAAAGCGGTATCCGCACTACATCCCCACATTCCGAGAAGAGGGGACGAACAGCAAGAGAGCCAGAAGAGCCCGGCGGAACGGCGGAATCGTCGTATCGAACGCCATCGGGCGGGCCGTCGGCAGCGACGGCGTGCTCTTGCCGCTGCACACGGCGCTCTCCCGAAAGACGGTATCCACGATGCGGAACGCCGGTCTAAACCAGTTCGGCCTTGCGCTGGTGCGCGAGTACGACAGGAACACGAAAGCGGCGGAGAAGTACATCTGGAACGTTGCGGAGAGCGAGTACACGCCGACGGAGGCCGCCATTGAGAGCGACGAGGACTACAAGCCGGTATTCGAGAATGTGTTCTCCGTGAAGGAGAAGGGCAAGGTCTACGACATCACGATGGACGAAGGGCTGGCACAGGCGCTGAATGCATTTCAGCCGGACAAATACGCCAATTCCGACATTGCGAAGCTGCTGAAGAAGGGCAACGACCTGTTCAAGGCGCTTTGCACCGGATATAACCCGATCTTTATGGTGCGAAACCTTGTGCGAGACGCGCAGGACGCGGCGTTCTACTCTACGGACTCGGCAACATGGGCGAAAATGTTCCCGTCGGCATGGAAGCAGATCGTGACAAACGGAGAGATCTGGCAGCAGTACAAGGCGCTGGGCGGCTCCTACGCCTCCATGCTGGACTATACGACCGGCATGGTGAAGGAGCCAAAGAGCGCCGTCGGAAAGCTCGCGGCAAAATATGAATCGCTGGGGCAGGCTATTGAAGCAGCACCACGTCTTGCGGAGTTTATGACCATACTTGCCAATAAGGGCGGGAGCAAGACGGCGGACGGAGTGAAAACCGGAAAATTCACGCAGAGCGATCTCATGGAGGCAATGCTCGGCGCGGCGGACATCACGACGAACTTTGCCCGAGGCGGCACGGTGACGAAGATGCTGAACAAGTACCTTGTGCCGTTTCTCAATCCGTCCGTGCAGGGCGCGGACAAGTTTGTTCGGAACATCACCGACCGGAAGGGCTTCAAGGCGTGGGCGTCTCTTGCGATCAAGGCGGCGGCGCTCGGCATTCTGCCGGAGCTGCTCAACGGGCTGCTGTACCGCGACGATGACGAGTGGGACGACATCCCCGACCAGACGAAATCGAACTACTACCTTTTCAAGCTCGGCGACGGCTACTGGATGAAAATCCCGAGGGGCCGAGCGCTGGCAGTGTTCTCGGCCGGAGCGACGTATGCGCAGGAAAAGGCGAAGGGGAACGACCCGAAGTTCTCCGACGTGATCGAGGTCGTGAAGAGCAACGTAGCGCCGACGGACATTTTCAACCAGAATATCGCGACAGCGTGGACGCAGACAAAGCTCTTCAATCCCGACAACCCAGGCACGACATGGTACGGCGGGAACATCGAGAGCGACCGTCTGCAAAACTATCGGCCGGGCGAGCGGTACGACGAGAAAACGGACGAGCTCTCCAAATGGATCGGAAAAACGTTCAACCTTTCGCCGAAGAAGATTAATTATTTGTTGGACCAGTACTCCGGCGTGGTCGGCGATCTTCTGCTGCCGTGGTTCACGCCGTCCGCGACGGCGAGCTCCCCGGCGCTGGCGCCGCTCAAGCAGGCGTTCATGCTCGACAGCACGAGCACCAACAAGACCACGGGCGAGTACTACGATCTTCTGGACGATCTAAAGTACGACGCGAACGACGGCGACATCGGAGCGGGCATCACCCGGAAATACGTTTCTCATGTCGGCGACGAGGTGAACGACTACTACCAGCAGATCCGCGCGATACAGAGCGACGAGAACCTGACCAAGGCCGAAAAGAACCGGCTTGTCCGGGCGCTGAAATCGCAGCTCATCGAGCGGCAGAAGGAGATCATCGCGCAGGCTGAGCCGTACCGCGAGGCGGTGAGCGACTATCTCAAGGCGCACCCGGAGCTCTCGACAGACAACGACGCGGCCATCGCCGAGTACGCTGAGCTGTACGGCATAACCGAGGACCAGGCGGAGAGCCGCATGGACGCCATCGTATACCGCGAAGCAAACCGCGAGGTATTCGGCGCGGAGTATGCGCTGCGCACCTACAACGCGGACGTCTACGACAAGGCACGCGCCGCGTATGCCAAGGGCGTTTCCTACGAGACGTACTACGACTACTACTTTGCCACAAAGGAGATGCACGCCGACAAGGACGAGAACGGCAAGAGCATTTCCGGATCGAAAAAGGCAAAGGTCGTGGAGTACATCAACAGCCTGGACATTCCGCCGGAGCAGAAGGACGCTCTTTACGTTGCGGCCGGGTACACAGCGAAGAGCGCGAGAAATCAGAAGTGGAACGGAGGTTCGGGCGGCTCCGGAGGCCGGCGCGGGAGAGGAAAGAGGACGGCACTCAAGGCCCCGACGCCGAAAGCGCCGGAGATCATCATCCCGAAGTCCGGCACGGCATCCTCCGCGAAGGCGGGAGGAACGTCCAAAACGCCGAAGGTGAGCGGGAACGTGATCGCGGACTTCACGAAGACGGCGAGCGGGACGGACATTCAGAAAGCCGTGACGCAGGCAAAGAGGAAGGCGCTCAAGGCAGGAAACCGGACGGTGTACGTCGAGGAGGGAAGCCCGATCGACTACTTCCTCAAGTATGGAAAGCTGCCGAGCTTGAAGTAAAAAAAGGCTCCCCGAAAGGGGAGCCGGACAAAGCGCAGAAAACGCGCCTTGTGACGCTTGCAGCGTGTGCCACCACGGGCGCTCCGAAAGAAAGGAGCGGCTATGCAGTTAAGCGATCTTACGCGGCCGGAGGCGGAATACTTCCGGCAGGAATGCAATTTCACGCCGACAGAGCGCAGGGTCTTTGATCTCCGGGTATCGGACAAAAGCATCGTCGAGGTGTGCATGGCGTTGAGCCTGTCCGAATCGGCGGTGAACAGGAAGATCCGGTGCATCAAGGCCAAAATGGCGAGAGTTTAGCGACAGTTTCCCGCAGCGAAAGAGGGAGCTTCCCGACAGGGCGGCTCTCTCTTTTTATGCGATGATTTCTTTAGACACCGGAGCGCTACGGTGAAAATTTTAAGGAGGAATCATCATGGAATACGCATCGAAAGCAACGGGCGGGACCGCCCTCGGTCTCGGCATCGCTGGTACGGCCGGTTGGCTGCTCAACGGCGGTCTCGGCAATCTCTTCGGCGGTCTCGGCGGCAACGGCGTGGTAGCTCCCGCCGTCGCCGGTCTCGCCGCGGGCATGGCGAGCCAGAAGTGCGGCGACGACGCCAACGTCTCCCGCTATGAGCTCAACCAGACGCAGACCATCGCGCAGAAGGACATGGAGATCGCCTACTGGCGAGGCCAGGACGAGACGAACCGCAAGATCTCGGACGCCTACACCAAGCTTGAGAACCGCATTCTCGGCCTTGCCGGCGAGGTGCGCGCGAACAAGGAAGAGCAGAACGGCATCAATCTGCAGCAGGCCGTCTACAACGGCACGAACACCGCCGCTGTCGGCTGCATCCAGGGGCAGATCGCGCAGCTCCAGAGCCTTACAAAGCTCATTGTTCCGAACAGCTCCTGCTGCCCGGGCTGGGGCGAAGTGACCGTCAAACCGGCGACCACGACCGCGAGCACCTGATCCATCGCCGGGCGGGGGAGGTGACATTCCCTCCCCTGCTTGATCTATAAGGAGGAATCAACATGATTTCATATACAGAGCTTCAGACACGCCTTGCGCGGTTCGTTGACGCGGAGATGCTGCCGCACATGACCGGCGGGAAGCGGATCCTGCTCGGCGGATACGCGGCGCTCGCCACGAAAAACGCCGCCGGGATGCTACAAGCGGCGAAAGACAAGCCACTCGTTGCCATGACCGGCGCGGTGAGCGCAGAGGGCGTGGACGTGGACGCACTCTTTTCCGCCGTCAGTCCGTACATCAACGAACCGGTGACGCTCTCGCTTCCTGTCGTCGGTGACTTCCGGCTGGACCGGAGCGACTTTGAGAAGCTGTACCGCTATCTGAAAGGAGAATTGTGAGATGAAGAAGATCCAGCGCCTTATCAAGGATATGTGCTACGAGCTGGACGCTGCCGAGCACTACGCCAAGCACGCCCTGCGAAACAAGGACGAGGACAAGGAGCTCGGCGACGTTTACGAGCGCGTCGCTCGGCAGGAGCTCGACCACTGCGAGATGTTCCACGCACAGGCCGTCCGGCTCATCCGCGAGCATGGCGAAGCGCCGAACGAGGCGATGCGCGCCGTATGGGAATATGAGCACGACAAGATCATGGAGCGGGATGCGGAGATCCGCGTGAAGCTCGGACTCTATGACGGGAGATAAAAAACAGAGCCGCAGTAGCGGCTCTGTTTTTGTGATTTTACTAACGCTTTTACTGACAAAAACGGAAAACGCTGTAAAATCAAGGGGTTTGTGGTACGCCAGACGGGATTTGAACCCACGATTAGAAGTTTGGGAAAACTATTGAAGAAGCGAGAAAAACGAGCGTTTTCAATGGTTTTCTGGATTTTTGGAACAAAAAAATAAGAACGCTGCGGGAGCGCGAATGTGCGTTTTTAGGCGTTTTTTGACACTTTTTTACTAACGGATTTACTAACGGAGGCGGAGTAGAACTTGCGCATCTTCTTGGCAGAGCGTGAGAGGTCTTTTTCTGAAAGACGGAGATAATGATCGTGAACGGTTTTCCAGTTGCTCCACCCGCCGACGCGCATGGTCTCCTCTTCCGGCCAACCGAGATGGTAGGCGAGGGAAGCAAAGCTGCTGCGGAGCCCTTGGAAGCCGACCTCTGGGAGATCGTGTGCAGCGCAGATGCGGTTGATCCGACGACGGGTGTTATCGTTGCATGGACACATACTTCCGGTATGATCTTGGAGCAGCTCCAGCAGGCGGGGAATCACGATGGGGACAACGCGCTGCGAGAGGGCGGACTTGTTCTCCTCGCGGTGGATCCATGAGCCATCGTCGGCGTAGACCGTGGAGCCGGAAACGCGGATCGTCTCGGACTTGCGGTCTATGTCCTCCATGCGCAAGGCGAAGATCTCCGAGCGGCGAAGGGAATGGAGAGCGAGCAGAGCGGGAAGTTCGACAGGGGTGCCGCGGATGAGATCGACAAAGACGAGGATCTGGTCATAATCGAGCCACGGAGTAACCGTTTTCGGTATCGCGCCGATGTCCACCGGATCAAAGGGAATCTTGAATTCTTTGAACGCTGCGGCAACGAGGCTTATCTCATTGTGCAGCGTCTTTTTTGCTACGCGCTTTGATTCGGCATCGATAGCCTGCGGCCAGTTGATGGAGCGGATATCTTTGTCCATATAAGCTGGGAACGCATTTCGGCGGATACCATAGTAGCCGCGAAGCGTGGAGGGAGAGCGGACGAGCCGACGCTCGATGTATTTGTCTAACAGCTCACCCAACGTCTGGCGGGGGAGCTTGCTCTCCTGCTCAATGAACCCGGCGCGGATGGCGAGGGCTTTGGTGCGGCATGCCTCCTCCGTGGGCTCGGTGACGTTCACGCCCTCGCGGCGGAGCTGAACCGTCCAGCTGCCGGAGGGGAGCTGCCGGGGAGCGGGGATCTTGAGCTTCTTTTCCTTTTCGCGGAGCTGCTTCTTTCCGCACCAGTTGCAGTACAGCGAGTTTTCCGGGATATCGCGCGAGCAGTTGCAGCACTTCATTCATTTTCTCCTTTGCGCTGCCGGTGGCGGCGGTATACACGGATGATGAAGAGGACGACCATAAGCGCGGCGATCGCAAAACAGACCATCGAGAACACCGCGACGAAGTTCCACTTGCCGCGGAAGAAACCGATATCCGCGCACCGAAGATCCAGCGTAACACACCAGATGACAACGACAAAGCAGAACACGCCGAGCATCAGAATGACGGTGCGGAGATATTCGATATCCCGGACGGCGGATTCGTACCGCGACTTCCAGTGGGAGGCGTCCTGCCGGGCAAGCTCCGTTTCCGCGCGGCCGCTCGGGGAGAGAATGCCGAAGGTTTCATCGAGCGAGACGTGCAGCTCCCGGGAGATGCGCACGACCGTATCAATGCTGGGGTTCGTGGATTTCGGGGAAAAGGCGTACTCCACGGTGCTCGGCGACAGATCGGCGGCTTCGGCAATGTCCGGGAAGGTGCGTGTGCCCTTGGCCTCCCGCCAGCGGTTTTTCAGCACGTCCATTTCGTTCATGTTCTCCGTCCTTTCGTTATTTTCGGGGTGAACCGGGATATATTCGTGTCGAAAAAGCTGAACTCCGGCTCGCCCGCAAAGCGTTCGGTTTCGGATCTTGCGCCGGTCTGTTACGATGCAGTAACAGCAGGGCGAGCGGGACGCCCTGCGGCAGACGTCCGGGGCGGGTCTGTGGCACGGCTTCCCCCGGGCGTTCGCCTACACTATAGCACTATCCG